TGCTACTCAGAGAATAAAGGATAGGTTCTGTAGTCTGCTAGAGAATACCAATTCCCTAGTTAACAGATTGGAGAATACCTATGTTAGAACAGTCTCAACAGATGTTAGATGTATCTGCGTTATCCGCTATAACGGATATACTCGAAACAACCGAACGGAAACTACAATTTTCGCATAATTTTGATAATCCAGAAATACGGCGAGTTTTGAAGTCTATCCGTTCATTATGTAATGTTTCGCTTCGGCGTATTCTAACGTCCAGATACTCTGGAGAATACTATGGACGCTAGAAAGAAATCGATTCGGAAGTATGTACCAAAATACAATCTGACAACAATGGAACGATTAGACACAATTGAAACGATTGTGTCAGTGGCATCAATTTTAAAAATCGTTGTCAGAAAACACAACAAAGCTCCGAACAAAAGACTCTTTCGAGCACTTGTAGCGATAGAAACCACGTGTGCTAATACCATACTGTCAGCAGCACGGGATTTTAAAGTTATTAGTAAACAGTAACGAAGCGTAAAATTCAATCTAGCAGACTACAGAACCTATCCTTAGAAAGTAGTCGCAAGACTGCGAAACAGTGATTACTCCGGTAGATGCTATGTAGTGTTTATCGTGATCGAATAGGCAGAACCATATGATTCTGTCAAATGCAAGAAATTCGATTCTAGTGAATCGGAAAGGTGCATCATGGGATTCTCACTGTTCAAAGGACAGGAAATCGAAGTACCGGATTTCGCAAGGGTACAAGGTAAGGGTAGAAAGCCTTCACCTGCTACCATTGCAATCCGTGAAGCCGCAGAAGAAATGGAAATCGGAGATACTCTAGACATTAGAACTGACTCAAAAGGTATTGGTTTTAAGAGTGGACCCGATGGAAAGATTGCGGCAAATGCGTTTCGGTCAAGTGTCGGTACAATGTTGAAGAAAACTCTCGGACCATCTGGAGTATTCTTTACGCCTCGTGTCGCTGGATTCGAGAATAATGAATTCATGCGAGTACCGAAAACTGACGACAATGGAGATGATCGGTTCGATAAAAATGGTAAACCAATGATGCAGAAATCTTTCTATATCATTCGGCTCGAACGTGTCACTACTCCGATCACGAAAGAAAGAAAGGTATCGGCACCTGCTGACGACGGTCCGGGTCTTTTGCCATTGTCCGACGAAACAGAAGATGATACCGACAACGACGGCGAGTAGATTTCCTGAACCTGAACATAAGTTAGATTGAAGTATATTACCCCATTCGGTGTATGCCGAGTGGGGTATTTTTATATCCGGTCGATAGGTGGTGAGTCTAGGTGGTGAGTCTAGGTGGTGAGTCTAGGTGGTGAGTCTAGGCAGTAACCCACCCACCCAGACGAGTAGATTGGGCAGTGGTACGGTGTTAAGTTTCGCTAGAATCTACATGAGAGATTGGAGCCACAATAAGAATAGAAACCTTTGTTTGAAATGTGCTAATTGTAATGTTAAAATGAAAACCTTTCGTAAAGTGTGCAAACGTAATAACCTTTCGGTATGACAATAGATGAATAGAAACCTTTATGAAATGGACCCCAATATGCCCATGTACCCTCGCCCTGGTGGAGATTTAGTGTCACAGATGCAAACGTATCAAATTCAAAAAATGTACTACATAAACTTTAGTGTCAGAAATGCATAAACACCAAATTTAAAAAATTACGTAATAAAAATTACAACAACATATGCTCTCTTTAATTACTCCCATTAGCCCCTTTAATTTTTACCCAAACATTTGTTCACCCCTAAAACTTTCTTCTATCGAGCAAATGTATAATCATACATTTATAAATACACGTAAGTCACTTGTACTCAACCATTTGCAGCGGATTCCGGCGGCTCAGTCGTTATAAACGTTTCTATAAAAATGAATTGTAGTGGTTCCGAATATAGGTTTATATATCCTCTACTAAGGTATGATACAGAATATGTAATAACGTATTATAATAAAGTGTGTTACACAGACTAAATAAAAAGAATCTTTAAATAATAATTTTTTCATCAAGAAAAAATTGTCTTATTAAGAACATTCGGTTTAAGAACATTCGGTTTAAGAACATTCGGTTATACATACTAAGTATTTAACTGTAGAGATTGGATAAAAATTTATGTCATTTGTTAAAATAACACAAAAAGAATTCTTTGATAATCTATTAGAATACATAGATAATAATAATAAAGCTACTTTAAAAAGTTTAGCTAAAAAAATTAAGATACCTCTTAAAGATTTAAAGACATTAACTGAATCTCCTAAAGCATTAAGAGAAGCTATTAGTTTAAGAAAGAGAATATTAGAAGTTCAATTTTGGTCTATTATTCCTGAAAAGCTATTAGAAAAAATTGAGGACGACGATACATCGGCTGCTGCATTATCATCTTTAACTAACACTTATTATAAACTCTTAGCAAGTAAAGCATCTAGTTTAAACATTCCTATCACAGATTCTTCCGTTAAATTAGAAGATATAGAAGAAGCTACAACATTAGAAACAGCAGTTAATGATGTGATTCCTTTTAAAAGAGTAAGTTAAATAGTTTTCGACGGCAACCTGATTTTATATTTTCTTTCCGGCGAAGCAAAATGTCTTTTAGATTATCAAATAGTGAAATAAAAAAACTTCATGTGTATAGAGAAGATTTTCCTTTATATAGTAAAGAGTGTTTATTGATAAGAACTAAAGAAGGAAATAATGTACCATTTGAATTAAATAGAATGCAAAAAGTAGTATGGTATGAATATGTTCTTCCAAAATTAATTAAACAAAAACCAATACGACTTTATGCATTAAAAGCTAGACAATTAGGATTTAGTACATTTACTGAAGCATTAGGTTATTGGTTTACATCTTTAAATCCATTTAGACATAGTTTAGTAATTTCGTATGATGAAGATTCTGCATCTGAAATATTCTCTATGTGTACTAGGTTTCACCTATTTTCTAAAGATTGGGTTAGACCTATGAGAAAAAGGTCTAATAAAAAAGAACTTCTTTTTGCTAATCCTAAGACTGATGAAAAATCTTTAAAGATGAATGGACCTGGTTTACAATCTAGGATTAGAATTGCTACTGCTAAAAATCCTAATATGGGTGTTTCATCTACTTTACAATTTGTTCATCTTTCTGAATTTAGTAGATTTGAACAAGTTAATAGTGATATTAGAAAGTCTATGAGAGCATTAAAACAAACTGTTCCTGATAAACCATTTACCTTTATTATAGTTGAAACAACAGCTAAGGGTTTAAACTATGCTAAAGAAATTTGGGATACTGATGAAGGATATGAAAAATTATTTATTTCATGGTTAGCTTCTGATGAATATAATTTACCAGATGATCCGCTGGATATAAACTTTCTATCTGATATTGAAGAATCAGAATATGGTGATGAGATAAAATATATCCCTTTTATTGAAGATGAATTAAAAAGGTGGTATCCTAAGTTACGTTCTGCATCTTTAGAAGAAATAGAGTATGAAGTTTTATGTAGACTGGCTTGGAGAAGGTCTAAAATAAAACTTGGATTTGATGGTAATTTAGAATCTTTTAGAGAAGAATATCCTACATTTGCTCAAGAAGCATTTTTAACATCGGGTGATGGTGTATTTGATCTTGATAGATTAGTTGCTATTAAATCAGCTATTGAAAAAGTTAATCCTGTATTTCAAAGATTTAGATGGAATAGTATAACTAAATCTTTAGTATCTCATCCTAGAGGTGAATTTAAGATTAAAGAATTTGCTACACCAGGAGCTATTTATGGAATTGGAGTAGATGTATCATCTGGAGAAAATGATTTTGCAGCTATATCAATTCTTAAGTTACCACAGATGGAACAAATAGTAACTGCAAAATTTATGATAGATCCAGATGATTTAGCTTATCCTGTTGAATATCTTGCTAGAAGATATAATAATGCTTTAGTAGGTATTGAAGTTAATGGTTCAGGTGTAGCTACTCAGAACAAACTTAAAAAGGATCTTAAGTATACTAGGTTATATAGACGTACAGTATTAGATTCAACTTCTAGAAAATATGTTAATAAGTTTGGATGGTATTCTGATGGACGTTCTAAAGCATTTGCTATTGAAACATTTAAAGGTTTATTAAGAGAAAATGGAATTATTATTTGGGATATTGATGTTTTAGACGAAGCATCACATTTTGTTAGATTAAATGATTCTGGTAAAACTGGAGCATTACCTAATAAACATGATGATTTGTTAATTGCTACTATAGTTTCTATTCAGGTAGCAGATCAATTAGGTACTGGTTTAGATACTGCAAGTAGAGAAAGAAAGTTAATTACACCTGGATCATTTGATTGGTATAATAAAGTGTTAACAAAATTAGATACATTAGATGCTGATTCTTTTGGTATGATTTCGGAAGAAGAAAAAGAAAATTACAGAGTAAAAGCATTAACAATTAACTGAGATTGGCGCTATGACTTCTTTATTTACAATTGAAAAGAAAAATAGTCCTGAAAAAATTCCTCGATGGAATGCTAGGTTATTAGCTACATTAAGATGGAGAGAATTTCAAGCATATAATGGTTCTAAGAATTGGAATATGTTTTTGAATATGGATAAAGGTAAACATTGGTCTAAATCTAGTAGTGATGATCCTAAAAGTGCTGATGATGTTTCTCCTTTTGTTACAGTTAATAAAACTACTTCAACTATTGAATCTTTTGCAGCATTTTATTTAAGACGTTTGCCAGAGTTTTTAATCACACAAACTATTGAAGGAGCAGAAAGAGCGGTATCTGCTGCTAATCAAACAAAAATTCTTAATTACTACTGGCGTGAATTAAAGATGAATAGGCAGTTTAAGAAAAGTCTTAGATTTTTTCTTGATATTGGTCATGGTATTATTAAAACAGGTTGGGAAACAGAGTTAAATCCTGGTGCTAAAATTAATGATGGTAAGGTAATTATTAGTGATTACATTAGAAGTGAAAACCCATGGATAACTGCTGTTGATCCTAGAAGATTTGTATTTGATTCTGAGGCTTCAGATTATACATTAGATACTGCAAGATGGTGTGCAGAAATGTTTATTGAACCTATTCAAAATGTGTTAGTTAATCCTGCATATGATGAGAATGTTAAGACTCGTTTAATGAATGGTGATCTTAAATTTGAAAGTGCTTTAAGTGTAATTAATACATTTAATATTAGTATTACAGAAGATCAAAAAGAACAATTTAATAAACTTACATCCCAACAAATACGTGCTGAGGAACTCGTCATTAAATGGGAGATTTGGGATAAAAAGTTTAATGAACGCATTATATTGTTACAAGGGTGTGAAGAAGCATTACTCATCAAGGATAATCCAATGGATCATTTGGATGGATTTCCTTATCTTATGTACAAATTTATGCCAGATATGCCAGTACATTATTCTCCGGGTATCCCGTATTTAATTAGGTATCAAGCATTTGAATCTGATAGAGTAAGAACAAAACAATATAATCATCATAGAAATATTAGTAGAAAGTATGCAGTTAATAGTGATTATGTAGATAAGAAAGAATTAGATAAATTAACTACTGGAGAAACAGAATTCTTAGTTCATAATGATCCTCAGAATAATCCTATTACTGCAATTCCTGATTTACCAATGTCTATTGATACAGATAGAATGTTAAGTGTAATTGATAGAGATTGGGCAGAAATAACAGGTTCAGATGCATTAGCTAGAAGTGGACCTTTGCCGTCGAGAACTACAGCGACAGAAGTAAATGCAAGAGAAAATTTCTTTGGAGTTAAAGCAGAAGCTAAAGCAGATATTGTATCTGAAGCATTACAAGATACAGGTAGTCAAATTATGCAGCATACTCAAAAATTTGCTAAGAAAGATATTGTGGGTGCAATTCTTGGTAGAGATTTTCAACCGCCGGTGTTTATCAATGTAACACCAGATCAAATTAAAGGTGAATTTGGAATTCAAGTAAATAGTGTATCTGCTGATGTAATTGATCCAGTTCTTGATCGTTCACAAAGTATTCAGTTGATTCAGTTATTTATGAGTAATTTACCATTGATTGCACAGAATCCAATATTAGCATTACCATTTTCTTGGTTAGCTAAAAAGTTGAATGCGGTTGGTGCGGATGTTTGGTTAGATCCTATTTTAGCAGGGTTATTACCTAATGATGGTTCGGTAGGTGCTACTCAACAACAGCAATTAGGGACGGTAGAAGAAGGTGGTAATGGAGCAATTAATGAACCGCCTGTTACATCTGCTCAATCTGAAAATACAGAACAACCAGTAAATGAAATATTAGGGGCATTATTGGGAGGGCAGTAAATGTCAGAACAAGATGGTAGTAACCTAGATTTAAAGGTTGTATATCAAGTTAGAAAGTTTGATGGTAGGCCACCTAGAAAAGATAAACTTTCTGTGTATTTTAGAAAGCGTTTTGATGTACCTGAAAAGCAGCCTTTTGAAATTAGAACTGGAGGTGATGTATTCGATACTGTGATTGAAACATCTGATTGGGAAGCAAGTAATCTTAGGAAGTTTATTGAATTTACACCTATACAGTTAGCAAATTTTAAAAATTGGATGATTAATATTTTATGGAGAAAGATGAAAGATGCCTTTAACTGATACTGGAACAACTCATATTGCACAGATTATTATTGATGAAGGATCACCAACTGAATTTAATAATGCAAATGCTCATTTAGGAGTAGGGAATAGTGCAACAGCTTTTGTTGCAACACAAACAGATTTACTTGGTGCAAGTAAATTTAGACAACCTATGGATGCTACTTTTCCAAGTAGAGCAGGAGATATATTAACTTGGCAAGCTACAATGGCAACTGGTGATGCAAATTTTGCTTGGGATGAATGGGGTATCTTTAATGCTGTTGCTGCTGGTATTATGCTTAGTAGAAAAGTAGATGCATTAGGAACTAAAACATCTGCACAATCTTGGGAATTAAATGTAGATGTTACGGTAGGTAATCCTTAATTAGTAGTTTGAATTATGGCTATTTCTTTTGTAGATAGTGCATTTGCTGTTTCATCAGGTAATGGAACAAGTATCAATGTAACTGTTCCTGCTCATAATGCTGATGATTTAATTATTCTTTATTTTGTTTCTGATGGTAATAGTGAAGTACATACAATAACAGATGATTTAACTTCAAGTCTTACTTTTACTGTTCAAGGTGGTAGAGGTGATGAAGGTATTACTACTAGTTGGCGTTGGGCACTTGCAACTAGTGAAAGTTCTACTGGATTTGTAATAACTTTCACAGTTGGAAGTAGTGAGTCACAGGTTATTATTGTTGGTATTTTTAGAGGTGTAGATACTATTGATCCAACAGGTGTTCAATTAACTGGTAAATCAGTTAGTGATCAAACTCCTAGTCTTGGAGCACCAGGTGGTCAAACTGCAAATTCTTGGCACGTTGTTGGAATGGCTATGGATAGAGATTCTGTTACAGTAGATGGTACATTTCCAACTAATTTAACTGGATTATTTGCTAAAAGAGATACTGGACAAGCTGCTTCTCAATGTGGTTGTGTTTTAGGTTATGATACTACTGCTACTGATCCTGATGTGTATACTTGGCCTTCGCAAGATCGTGCTGATGGATCACATATTACTATAGTAGAAATTCTTGAAGCTGTTGCATTAGATAATAGTTTACCAATATTTCCAGTAAAAAGAAATATGATGGAAATGAATGCAAATTTAAGAAGATAGGAAATAAAAATTGGTTAGTAAAGATAAACACTAACTAAGAAGAATAAAAGGATTTATTATTATGAGTAACATGTACTCAATTGAATTTGAAAATATCACTGTAAATGCTGCTGGTACAGATCAAGAAATATTTTCTGTTCTTCCAGCAACACAAAAACCTTGTATTCTTTATGCTATTTTTATAGATC